TTAGGCGATTTAACTCTCTGTTAAAGCCAATAAAAAAAGGATCATTAAATAGATCCATAGCGTACTTTGTTACCATGTTATTCCCCTTTCAAGCGAATAAGTTAATTCCCCCCATATTGGGCAGGTAACAATATTATAACATAGAAAAGCAGGCCTGTCAAATAAACAGACCTGCCAATCTAATTTACTACTTCTTTGCTGCTGACTTCTTTGCAGGAGCCTTCTTAGCAGCCTTCTTTACTACCTTTGCAGACTTAACTGCTGCATCAACCTCATCAACTGAAGGCATTCTTCCAAATGCCGTGTCTGAAGGGTTGGCTGCTCTCAATACAACGGGCACCAGTGCGCCTAGTAAAGAGTATGCCAGTGTCTGTGGATCTGTTACTCCAGATGCATACAACGCTGTTGCTGCACCAAGAACTGATCTTCCGTATGACGCTAGTACTGCTTTAATTTGTTCGTTCATTTTATTTCTCCTTGTTTTTTGTTGCTTCATTATAGTGTAGATCACACAGGTCTACAATTCTACTTTCAGAACTTGCCCATACCTGTGTACTTTCGTCCTCGCACAACTCTTCTTCACATATAAACAAGTTAAGATTTTTTGTATGCTTGAGGACGACCATACTCTATTCTACCACAAATGAGTGGCTAGATCTAATTACTCTTAAGTGACAGTACAAGGCCGATAATGTGCTTTTCAAGGTCTGGATCTCCAGATGGAAATATTACCTCTTCTACACCCGCAGACTCCAACTCAAGAATAAAGTTTTTTATTTCTTCATAATCTTTCAAAGATCCATCTCTATTGCTTGCATGTACCACAACCATTACTTTTTTATCAGAAATGTTAAACTTATTTTTTTTAAAATGAAGTTGATCAATTATTATTTTACTGTTATATTTTTTAGCAAGTTCTAATGTAAAATTATTTGTTACAGATATATAATAGTCTGGAATTTTTCTATTTAGACTTTCTAGCATATCTATATAATCTATTAAATAAGTAGACCTTGTCTTAAAGTCTGAAAAATCATTTACGCTTCCTAATATACCACCAGAATCTTTTTCATTATCTTTAATCCATCCAGTTATAAAATTTATTTGAATAGGATTTTTTTCTTGGTAAAATTCATCAAATGAATCATTTATTGTGCACAGGTATTGAGGAGATACTGTGTAGGGTCTAATTGCAACCATATGTTTTATTTTTGTTTCTGAATTAATATTTTTTGCTATCCTAATAAAAGGATTATTTTGGTATGAATTGTATGTGTGTAGTACACCATGAAACCCTGCAGTCTCAAGTTTGTCCATTAAATTAAAATTAGATGTAAACAAATAAAAATTCACTTCAAGAATTATCTTCCTGTTCTGGCAACAATTTTCTTAGTTCTTTGTATGATGCTGATATTTTTTTCATAGAGTTATAGTTTGGCTCTGCTGCCATAAGATCTCCGTAAGTATCAAAATATAATATTTCTGGCTCTACATCAGTAATAAACTTGTCTATTGATGTTTGAACATCTTCTATATACTGATATGCCCAATCACGAGAATCTGAAACAAATTTTAAAAAATCCTCGTTTGATTTTTCTTTGTCTGTTTTATTTTCATCATTCATAGACTGTTGCATTATTAAAAGTTGAAGTGTGTTTGCAAGGATTGTGCGATTTTTTTTAATCTGAAGCAAGTACAAAGATAAAAATAACAGCGTTAAAAATGATAATACGCCAACCACTATTGACTCTATCATAATTCTTTTCCCCCTTCTCTAACCAAAAGCACAATTGCGCCATTATCCTCTAGCGCTTTCTTTACACGAATCATATACTCTATGGCCTCCCTTTTCATCTCAACTGTTTCTAAAGACATAAAATCTTTTTCTTTAGCCTTTACTGTTAAAAAGTGATCATTATCTATGATCTGTAAAGAAAAATTTTTAGGGCAATTTACAGATCTAAAAGCCCTTTTCATTTCATCGGTATACATATTACTCCATTGTCAAAGACTGCCAAGTTTTACCCCAGTCAGTTTTACTCTTGTGGCTTGAAAATTCTTTAGAAACTTCTCCGTTTTCTAAATAAACTCCACCCCAAACTCCCCATTCTTTGCCAGATATTCCTACAGAAAAGCACTCTTTTCTTACAGAACATGAAGAGCATAGTGCGTCTATTGCTGGACGAAGCAACTCATCGTCTTCATACTTATCAAAAAATAAGTTTGTATCATAATCTAAACATATTGCATCATCTTTCCATTTATGTTTATTCATTTACTTCACATACTTATCTGGAATTTCCCACCCTTGACTAGAAGGAATAAACTCTTTCTTCATTTGCCACTTATTGTTTTTATATATGCCAAACTTTGAAAAGTATGCTTTTTCTGATGGAAATGTTTCTACTACAGTCCATCCATCCCAAGACAGTTGCTTATTGTTGGCTACGATTGATTCCATAACACTTAAAGAATTAATTGTTTTCATGATATTCCCGTTCTCTTGTGTGCTTTGCACAGATGATGTACACACTTTAAAAGTTGTATACGTTTGTATTTATATTATTTAGTTTTGATAAATGAACAATCTTTGAAACAGGCTCTTTATGATTAGAAAGAAAAGCAAAATGATTTATATCTTTTATATTTTCTTCTAGCCATTCAGAATTAACCTTAAAGAACTTGATGTTCTTTTTTCTTGACTTCATTCCTCTTTCAGATAAGTTTGCAAATTCCATAGCCATCATGTTTATGTTGTTTGGCCCTGCAGAATAAATGATAAAATCTTTATCTTCTTCTTCTAACTCAGAAAGGGCAACGGCCATTGATCTAAGGAATATATTGTAGTTATTAAAACTACTTGTCCCCTGAACCCCTACTTTCATCGTTAATCCCTTCTCTTAGTTTGTCCATTATAAATAGCATTTTATCTAATTGTACCTTATCCATGTGTATCGTGTCAACTTGTTCTGCAGACTCTTTGTCAATTGACTGACCGTCTATTGGTGCCCTGTAAAATATGTTATCCTTGATCCAGTATGCTTGGTTATCTAATATAATAACCTTTACATTAGTTTTATCATAATGCATTTTTGACTGCGTCTTATTTATTATTTTTCTTGAATACCCTTTACTTCTATTAAACCTATAAAGAAGCATTGACTGGCTAACTATCTCTGGTCTGCTTTTATCCCTTGAAGCAAAGATATAGGTAACTAAAACTAATAAGATAGTTATAGTTAGCCCAGCAGCACCATACCAGTTATTCATAAACGCTCCTAGTATTCATTGTATCACTTTTTTTCTGAAAGAACTCTTATTATTTCTTGTATTATTAATTTTTCTTCTTTATCTAAAGATGATATTGCTTTTGAATCAAAAGACTTTTCAGCAAGTTTAACTAAAGGATCAGCAATCGTAATGTCCATATCTAGAAATCCCTTTTCCCACAATCGCATAGATACTTCTGAAAAGTAAATAGACATCTCTCTGCTTAGGTTTGGATCTAAGGCTCCTAGTATGTCTGTTGGCCTATATAAGGGCTCTCCAGACTCTGGATCTATACCAATAAACTCTAGACCACCATTTGATATTAGGTCATCTATGATTTTGTCTGGATCAGTCACTTACCTGACTTCTTTCTAGCCTTAGCAAGGGCATCAAAATCCTTGACTTTAGTATCACCTAAATATCCCCAGGCATAGCCATCATTAATCATCATGTCATTAAGGGACACGGTATCACCATTAATATATACCCAGCCCAAAATGCGACCATACTTTTCAGATGAGTCCATTTTCTCAGTCTTAATAATAACAGACTTGGCATCCTTTAGAGCCTTCTTTAGGTACTCCTTCGACTCAAGACCAAGGGCCTTCTCTTTAAGGTCCTTGGTACGAGACTCAGGGGTATCAATACCAGCCAATCTCACACGGGATGCAAATAGAATATCAAACCCTAAATCAATAAGAACGTCGATAGTATCTCCATCTACTACGTTCTCTACTTTTCTTACATAGTACTCATACATTAATAAGACTCTCCCTTTGCTCTGTTTTCAACTAACTTTTCACGCTCATCTATAACACTAATCATAAAAGACATCATGCTATTATATCCTTTTGTAGTAGACATAATTGAGTTATAGTGATGACCACAAAATAGCAAGTCTCCAGGAATTCCAGTTACCTGGACCAAGGCCTCTGCATTACATCTGTCACAGCGATCCTTTGGGGATAACTGCCATTCTTGCTTTACTTCATCTTTAATCATTGTAAACATTATACTACCGCTTTCTGTTGTCAGTGGAATAAAATCCACTACCGTTGAATACTGCCCCTACATTAGAGTATACACGAGTTAGATCTGAATTGCAAGTATCACACTTGTACCCTGGATCTTCAGACGCAATTGGTCTTTCTTTAATAAAATTATCATTGCATTTGTTGCAATTATATTCATATAATGCCATTACTTTTTCTTCTTTTCTTTTACATACCAAACTGGTAGTCTTAGTTCGTCTCCAGACCACTCATACCCTAAAGCCTTTACAACAAACTTAATAATCTTGATTCTCATGTTTTCTCCTTTCGTTTAAAAATAATATAATATTTACTCTGTCACCAGAATTTACATACTTTACTTCATGCTCTAGTTCTTTGTTTCCTACAAATGCCAAAAGAGTTCCAGGTTTTGGCTTTAACTCAATTCCTATTTGTGGAAAATTTATTTCTCCTCCTTCATATGAATCAGATAGGTAGAGTATTGCAGAAAAATCATCTGATTGATCTTCAAAATAATTGTCAACATGCAAAGAGTTGACCCCGCCAGTCTTCATATGGCTATAAAAATAAGACTTTAATGCTAGGTCTTTCTTAAATATTTCTGAAAGAGTCTTTTCTATATTGGTACATATAGAAGTAAAAAGGTCTATGGCAATATTCTCATGAGAGTTTTTACTTTTATTTAAAATTTTATTCATTCCAGATATAGTGTTTGCATTTTTATTTATTGTTTTATTGTTTATACTTTTATTGGTATCCCCAACAGGACCTCTAAAAATACCTGGAGATCCAACACTTTTTAAGTCTTTTGAAAACTCGTCAATAAGGAAATCACAGGTATCTGAAAATATAAAATCTTCAACCACAAACAATTTTTCAGTTAGTTGCTTCAACATTTAAGATACCTTTCATAATAAAGTTAGGTGGTATGCTACAAATTATCCTCATAGCATACCCCCTTAACTTTAATGTTTTATTTACTTGACCTTCTGACCAAACTTTACCCAGACTCTTTCATGCAAGAAGTATCCTAGTGCTTCCCAACCGATATATAGTAATGCGCCAAGGCTTGCATACTCCCACTCACCAGTGAAAATATAAATAACTCCAGCAACACCTACAAGGTGAAAAGTTTCCCAACTTGCTGTCTTTAGTAAAGTTCTTTTTGTTGATTCCATCTTACTTTACCTTCTTTACTGCAGGCTTCTTTGCAACTGCTTTCTTTGCAGGTGCTGGTGCAGCGCCAGGACAATTACCTGGGAAACCACTTGTAGGAACATTTCTTCCAAGTGATGGGCAGTATGTTAGTGGTACAACTGTTCCCGTATCAACATTGTTGCTAGGTGTAGTTGAAGATGCTCCTGGACAATTTCCTGGGAAACCGCTTGTAGGAACTTTGCGACCTAATGAAGGACAATAAGTTAGTGGAACAACCTTGCCAGTGTCAACACTGTCAGCACCTAACTTATTTAATAGTGGGACATTCTCTTCTCCAGTATACACTGGACGGCCCCAACCAACTACTGCATTGATTAACTTTGGCTTATTGTTCTTTACATAGGCACGAGTCTTCTCTACGCACATTCCGCCATTTCTTTGGTCTCCCTTTGCAGTTCCTGAAGTGTTTCCTTCAATAACCTGAATTGTTCCATCACCATTATTCTTAACACAAAGACCAACATGTGAAATACGATTTACACCATCATCTGGGAAATCAAAATAGATCCAGTCTCCTGGAGTTGGATCATCATTACGAGCATCTGACCAACGCTCATTTTTCTTAAACCAATCTGATGCCTGAACTGTTGATGCAGACTTTGGATACTTCTTTGGATCTAATCCTGATGTAAATGCACACCAAGAAACAAAAGACTGGCACCAAGGTTGAAAATTTACCTTGATCCATGCACCATACTTTGTTTCATTATCTTTAGGGCCTTCGATTGTGCCCAATTCTTTCTTTGCAATCTCTATGATTGACTCTAAACTTCCTTTTGCTGCCATAGTATGCCTCCTTATTGACATGTAGTTCTATTATAGCAGAACTATTACCTTGCTGTCAAAAGGTTATATTATATTTTTACTAGAGATGGATTGAGGGGTGATTTTGCTCCTGCTATTACCTTCTCTATTTCTTTGCATACTACTTCATATTCTTCATTAAACACTTCCATGGTTCTACCCTCTCCCATGCTTGCTGGCTCTCCTTCTGAAATAAGGAACTCTTTTAGTGTTTTTTCAATATCATAATTTAGAATAGTTGATGTAAAATGCTTTACAAGATACCCATCCTTATCTACCAAATACTTTTCATAGTTTCCGCCCATGCTTAGTCCTTCATAGAAGCCTAGGTTTAACCAAGGGGAAAGATATCTACCGTCTGGGAATCCTTCTTCTATTGAGTCTCTCATAGATCTCAGTTCTTTCATTTGTGATGAAAGTTCAGAGTATAACTCGTGTGGTGCTTGATTAGGCTCTCCAAGTCCATTAACACCTGAAGGCAATCCATTTCCAATATTTTCATTAACCTTTAAGTCTGGTATAGAAGAAACCATTTCTGAATACTTAAATGTAGTTTTGTAAACATCTTCTCCATAAGCCTTTGAATCTAGACCACATGTTATTCCCTTAGACCATTTACCCTTAGTAATTCCTGGACCACAATAATCATTGGTTGGAACAGCAATTATTTCAAAACCTTGTGCCTCATACTTTTCCTGAAGCCATTGAAGAACCTCTAATTGATTAGCATTGCCACAGCCGACTGTTGTATTTACAACCAGTGTTACTTTTCCTTTATACTGTTCTAGGTAATTTGCAGAGCCTTCTGCAGAGTTTAGGGCAATGTCATAGATTGATTTCATGTCTACATTATAACATGTTTTTAAGGGTAGTTTTTTGTCATACCCAGGACTTATACTTAATTACGAATGTAAGAGGCAGACCCTATTACAATCTTTGAAAGAGAAGATAAATACTCTCCAAAGGTGCTAAAGGTGTTGCGATTTACATATGAGGCTGCAGAAACTGCAGTTGCCACAGAACTTCCAGCAGTATCTGTTGGAGAACCATTGTACTTGGTAATACGAACCTTACCAGGAGCAACCATATCAAGTCCAGGACCTGTGTTTGTTGCTGCCTCTAGTTGTGTTGCATTTCCCAATGCGCCTACACCGATTACGCCGTTTACACATGAAGGGAATGCCACAACATCTCGTCTACGATCATTTCCTGTTGCAGCAAAAACTGGTATGTTGTTTGCAGTAAGGTGTTCAACTGAACTAATTGTAACTTTGTCAGTTGTGCATAGTGCAAGATTGTTTGCGCTTACAGACCCCTGGCTAATTGAAAGAGCATCAATACTGTACTTTACTGCATTTTGTGATACCCAATTGATTGCTGAAGTTAATGCTTTCACATCTCCTCGTGAGTTTCCTGAAACTGTTACATCATTGAATCGAATAAACACAATTTTTAGACTTGGATTAACTGTTAGTGCAGACTTTACCATGGTGTCACCGTGATATGTTGCATTATTTAAAGATGTTGGCCATGGTGCAGATGCTGCTCCCTTTCCTTCCATAAACAGTTCTCCGTTAGGGCAAGACATGTTCTGAGAAGGAACTGATGACTTTACAGTTGTAAAGCAGACCTCATGAATAATTGATGGAAAATTCTTTGAGTTAATTGCTGTGTCAATAATTGCTAAAACCTTTTGATCTTCTGCTTGTGCTGGTGCAAGTGCTGTAAATGCAAGTGCAATTGATAGTAGTGCTAGTAGTGTTTTCTTCATTTTGTTGCTCCTTATTGTTGTTGTTATTGTTTGATTTTTAAAACTACTTGGCAAGGATCTCCGCCCTCTTCCCATTCTTGCTGTTCTTCTTCTGTCATGTATGGATCTCCATCATGAGTATTGCAGAACGGCTCTGTTATCCATCCTCGCTCAATTCCATTTTCAAGCCAGATCTCAAACTCATCAAAGTTTGACTCTATGTTCTGAATGTCCTTTAAGATCTGTTCAAATTCTTCGCTCATATACTAAGTATACTCCTATAGACTGACGATGTCAACTGGGCCCATGCATGATGGGTTAAATTTAATTGCAGCATTTACTGCTTGGACTACTCTATTCCTTGCATTTTTC